TGAGAAGCTCTGTATCTAACGTGTAAGAAAGGACGTTTAAGGTTTTTACCTAACGCTTGGTCATAAACTGAAGATACACCAGCTGGGATAATAACCCCTCTAACTGGAGAAACAGTATTTCTAGCGTTGATACCACCTCTAGTTGACTTGTCGTTTAAGTATTTCATGTCAGACTTGTAGAAGTCATAAGAACCTCTTCTGAAACCAGAAAAACCTAAGTTTAATGCCATATCTTCAGAGTTATCAAATACTCCGTAAGAAGTACCACCAGCTCCGTAAGAATTCATAGAAGCTAACATGTCATCCATTGCTAAGCTAGTAGCTCTGTTTACGAACATCATGTTTTCTTCAATAGCACCCTGCTTATCAAACTCAGCTAAGATAGCATCAAACTCTGCTAAATCAGTAGCGGCATTAACACCAGTAACACCAGAAGTTAAATTACCTCTATCTTCGATAGCAGCAAATAAACCTTCAGTACCAACGTTTGCTCCAGTAGCATAGTTTAAGTGAGCATCAACACCATTCGCAGCACCAGAACCACCAGCACCTAATGTATGAGCGTTGTCAGAACCAATTATACCTTCAAGCATTGACATTTCTAAGTGATCGTTAAAACGAGCTCTAGTATCAGCTTCAGCTTTTAAGTACCACATGTAACCAGTACCGCCTGCCTCAGAAGTTGTTTCAACCCAACCAATTCTAGACGCATCAGAACCTGACACTTCGTAGTAATCTTTTAAAATAATTGGTTTGTTAGAAAATGTTTTGAAAGCCGGTTCGTTAGCTTCGTGACTTGTAGCTCCATCGTAATTATCTCCTTTTGCATATTCAGAACCATAAACTAATACAGTTGTTCCTGAGTTAGCAGTAGCACCTGAAGTAGGAATTGTAGCGTTATCATAACCTGCAACAGTGATATCTGCTCCAACACCTGCAGTACCACCACCATCAGCTTTAGATACTACAATTGCTTTGTATACCCCAGTAGCATTAGCAATAATAACAGTATCGTTTTTTCTAATACCGTGTTGTACTGTAATACCAGCCGCAGCAAAGTTATTACCATCAATATCAGATTGTATTGTAATAACGTTGTTTGTGTCAATATTAGCTTTGTAAGATAAGTGTAATCTACCTTGTTCTGACCAAATAACTTGATCAGCTGTCATAGATTCTTCAGCTCCTACTTGTGAAAGAAATCCTGATATAGTCCTAGGACCAAATACCTCTGCTTCTTTCTCCATAAGATCTGGTAAGTATTGTTGTGCCCAACCACCAGAACCGTTAAGGTCTAAATAGTTTGTTGATAATGTTTGTCGCCCCGAAGCCGGAACAACATTCAAATTTGGGCCATTTGTAATTGCCATAATTTATTTTTTTTAAATTGTTATTTATTTTTGTTTTTAATCTTAAACTTAAAATCAGAAGAATTATCACCTAACACTTTAAACTTCATGCCACCTACCTCAATTTTCCCATGACTTTGTCTTGGGTTCATATCAACGTTTTTGGCTTTAGCAATACTATTTTTCATAGCATCAGCTTTTCCTTGTTCATAAAAGTGTTTTGCAACAGCGTCCGCGTTCATTGCCGTGTAAAGAGATTTATGATAACCTTTAGCATCTTTTAAACTTAAATTTTTATCCAAAAACTTTTTGGTAAAATTATTTAAATCACTTTGGGTTGTTTTAACCTCTTCAGCGTTGTTCACATTAAATCTGTATTTTTTATCACCGACGTTATATTCAAAACCTTTGAACTTGTCGTTGAAAACATCATTAGTTTTCTTGTTAAAAATATCAGAGTTAGTTTTAGCTGTTTTGTTAGCTACTTCTGAATCCTTGTTATACCTATTAAAGAAATTTACAGCTTTCTGCTGCTCTTCAGTGAGCTTACTTCCAGCTTTGATTTCCTCATAGTATCTAGACTTTTGCCCGTCTAAGTGGCTTTTAGCGCTGGCAACTTGCTCTTTAAGCGCTAATTTCTTTCTACGTATATCTCTATCGTCGTCTACATCTTCGTCGTAAGAGAATGTATCTTCCATAAGGAAGTTAATTTCTTCATTGTTTAAGTGAGGTTTTGTCTGCTTGTAGTACTCACGTAATAGATTTTGGTCATCTAATTTTGAATAATCTTGATTAAGCTTAACATAGTCACTTAAATCTCCACCAGTGTCTTCCATAAAGTCCATTAACTTTTGGATATTTTCTGGTAGCGGTTTTCCAGTAGCCTCAGCCTCCGCTATAGCCTCTTCAACCTGCTCTTCTACTTCTTCAACTTCTTCTTCAGTAATTTCTTCTAATACTGGAGTTTCTTGTGTTTCAGCTTCCGGTTGTACTTCTTCTTGTTCTTGTGTGGGCTCGGCATTTTCAAGCTCTGCAACCACTCCGCTGTCGTCAGCGTTATCTTTTTTAACTTCATCTTCTTTTGGTGTTGGGGGTTTATTTAAATCTACTTTTATAACGCTATCGTCACCAGCAGATTCAAATTTACTTTCATCAACCGTCTCTACGGTTTGATCTTGAGTAATCTCTTCGATTACTTTTTCATTTTCTTCTTCCATAATATAATATAATAATAATTAATAATTTTAGCTAGGGTCAAACGCTCCTAAGTCAAAACCCCCACCTAGTGTATCATTACCTGCAGACTCAAAGTTTTTAGGCGGTTTTCCACCTTGTCTTTGATCTATAAGCTCTGATTGTTGAGAGTTTCTTCTGTCTACAAGATTTTTTTGCTGATCAGCTTGTAGTTTTGTTCTTTCGTCTTTTCTGTTTTCTTTTTGATTTTCTCTACCCATAACCGTTTGAACCTCCACCTGTTTTAACTGCATGTTCAACTGAAACTCCATTTGCATTAGCTCTTTTTTACTAGCAACTTCTTGTGCCATTTTTTGCGCGTCTAATTGAGCTTGTTGTTGTGCAAGTTGGATTTTAGATTGTGTTAAAGCTTGATTTTTTTTAAGTTCAACCTGTGCGGCTGCTTGAGCAGACTCCGTGTTAGATTTTGTTTGGGCTTGTATGTTTTCCATTTGCATTTTTCTATCCGCTTCTTGTTTCTTTTTTCTACGTATTTTAAGAAGTTGGTTTGCAAGTTTAATATTTCTTATCTCTCTAAGATCGATAGCATCTTCTAGCTCTATACTTTTTTGCTGCAATGCCATTTGAATGTTGTTTTCAAGTTTTGTTTTTTCTTCTTCATCTGGCTGTAGCTCTAAAAATATACCAAAGTCATACAAGTGTAGCTCGGTCATTTCTTCTAGTGTAGCAACGTTATGAGCTCCAATTGCTTGTATAAAAGCGTCTTTAGTTGGTGAGTACTCTATGATATCTGATATTCTAAGGGATAAACACTCTGCTGTTTCTGAGGTTAAATACAACCCAGCCTGCAATATATGTCTAGTAGCCGTGTTAGAGTTAGCTGCTGCTAGCTTTTGTACACCAACCAAAGCGTTAGCGTCAGGCGTGCTGCCGTCTCTAGCTTCGTTTAGCCCCGTGCAATCTCTAATCATCTGCATATAGTAGTTATAGTTACCTATTAAAGCCTGCATTTTACCACCACCAGACCCAGATGTGATTTCTTGAATAGGTACTTTACCTGGATTCATATCACCCTCAGAAGTGAATGATCTACCTATAACACTACCGGTTTGAAAGAACATGTTTAAAGCTTCTTGCGGGTTATAGTTCGTTCCATTACCTAAATCAACCTCAGCCAAACCGTCGGCATCTAAATAAACACCATCTGGAACCATTCTTGACATTACTTGTTGTAGCTTTAAATGTGTCAACTGAATCATGTCAGCAAAACCTGTTATACGTTTTACTAGCGAGTCAATTCTACCATCATATATTCTAGGCGCTACTATAGCATAATTCATTTTAACTTTAGTGTAATCACTTTTAGGACGCATCATGTTCTTAGCCATCTCCCATTTAAGCAGCTTGTCCGTACCTAAAATCATAGCGCCATCATATAAACACTCTATAGATCTTAACATTCTACCATAACCGCCTTCCATGTCGTTTGGTGGATTGTATTGATCGTCTCTTTGTATGATTTTGTCTGCACCAGTAGCTGTTTCTTTGATCTTGTAAACCTCATTCATATAAGTTTTATAGTTAAAGTATAAAACCTGAATAGTGTTATTGTCTTCTTTATTGTAGTTGTGCCTTGAGTTATAATTAGATCTATTATAAGATTTATTTTTCATTATATCTTCAAGATCACTTTCTGATAAATGTGGAAATTGTTTAGCTAATTCATTTACTGGAATACTCTTTACTTCGCCAACATAATATATATCATCAAAATAAGGAGAATCAGTATGTGAGTACACAAGGTTAGCTGGGTCTACATAGTCTATAACAACTCCTTCTGATGTATTAAAAGCTGTTTTAACAGCACCAATACCAAGAACAGTTAAATCGTAATAAAAACGCTTTTTGATTAACTCATATTTATTACCTTCAAACAAAACGCTTAGCGCTTGTTCTTCTGCCAATTCTACAGCTTGCTTATAATTAAGCTGCATGTGTAAGCCCAACTCTTCATCAGACTCGGGTAACTCTCTTACTTCAGACTGTCGCATGTTAATACCAAACTTAGCCTCAGCTTCTTTGTCAAACTCTTGCAAAGCCATGTCCCTCATAATGCTTTCCATGTATTCAGTTCTTTTCTCCACGCCGTTAGGTGATTGTGAAAAAGCTTTTATATCATAAGTTCTTTGAGCCATACCGTTTACAACAATATCTACAAATTTAGAGATAATTGGAACTGGTTTCCAGTCTAAATTTAAATAGGACAAATCACCGTTTATAGATAACTCGTCCTTATATTTTTGTATAGACTGCTCGCCTCTAGCATACAATCTTAGATTATGAAAATCATTATGATTAGTTCTATATCTATTAGAACCTCTATCATTATTGAACCACTCTTGCTCTATAGCTTTAGCTACTTTCAAACCATAATCATAGCTAAGCTTCTCAGCATCACTTACAGTTTGACTCGGGAAATAACTTTTAATGCCAGACTCTGCCATATTTATTATTTGATTATTTGTGAATTACTTCCAGTATTACTATACTTGGAAATGTTTAAATTTAATGGTTGTTTTTCAACCTTAGCGTTTGGCGCGTATAAATGTCTATTGTTAGCCATAATAGCTAAACCAGAACTTATCGACGCATCATGTTTTGTTCTTTTGTTTATATCAAACTTTGCCCAGTCATTTAGTAGTTCATTAAAATATAAATCACCAAACGTACCGTCTTGCTTCATTCCAACGTGATCTTGTATATACATTTCAATTGCTGCCGCGTGAGCTTGTTTGATATCTTCACTAGAGTTAGGTATTCCACCTACTTCCTTCTCTGCTACGGATAATTTGTTCCATATTTTATCAGGTCTATTCATACTAAACCCTCTGTATCCTCTACGTCTCAGATAGTACAAGAGACGGGGTTTATTATTCTCTGCGAGTATAGGCATCCCGTAAAATACTAAAGCCATTAGAACGTCCTCAAAGAACATCTCGGCTGTTGGTGGCCTTGACAAGTATTCTAAAAAGAAACTGTTGGCCGGGGCATCTTCCATACTGAACCTAGTTAAGCCGTGCAAAGCCCCTTTTGATCCAACTCCATCTACTGTGCCTGATATATCGTAGCTATCACAACCAAAGGCACCCATGTGCTCGTTACCTGGATATTTAATACCATTTTTAAGTACCACTCTATTTTGCAGTTGTTGAGGTGGAACCCAACTAGTTTTAAATCTACCTTTTGGATCTGGATAGAATATTACTTGTGAATCTTTAATCCCGTTGACCCATTGAAAATTACCAGTTGTAACTCCTAAAGTCCTAACCATCTCTTCGTTGTAATCTATTTGCTCGTATAATTTAACTAAGTTAAATATACTATTTTTAGTCTCATCTCTAAACGCGTGTTCTGTAGTTCTTGGAAACTGACGGTAGAATTCGTTTAAAGCATCTTGATCATCTTTTAAACCGTCTACCTCGTTTTGCCAGTTATCTATTACGCCTACATCTATTAATTCACCGTCTGGTGTGAGTCTGTCGATATCAGGGTTATTAAAGACTGGAACTCCGTACTCGTCAATAAATCCTTCGTAGTTCCATTCCATTGGGATAAAAAGAGAGTATAAGCCAGACTTTGTCTGACCATTTCTATTTCTTTTGGTGACATCTGAGGCATTGTATAATTTTTTAAAGTTTTCTCCACCTTTATCTAAAGCATTTGAAGTCGAGCCCATCATACATTTACCAATAATTCTACTACCTAATCGTAAACATGTTTTTGTAACCCTCCAGTTATTTAAAATATTATCGGGTCTTTCCCATTTACCAGATTCATCGTGAACTAGTAAAGCTAGTTTCTCACCATCATAACTATTGTCTCCAGTGTTTTTCCAATCTATAGTGGTATCCAACCCCTTTATGTCTTCCAGCTTTTCATTAGCTGTAATCTTTTTTCGTGTAAACTTACTAGCAGGTACACGATAAGCAAGCTCGGACTTGGGACGATCCATACCATCTTGGATAGGTTTAAAAAAGAATGGATAGTTAATTGATATAGGTACAACCTTGTCGGTAAACATTTTTTTAGCATCAGCTCCTGATTTAGATAGTATTCCATATCTACTATCACTTGCAAGAGTGGCTAAATTAACTGTTTCCGCTGAAGACATAAAAGAAAATCCAGAACGTCTATTTTTAAGGTAACACATTCCGTAACATCTTTTGTCTGCTTTACAAGCTTCCCAGAATATATAAAACAATCTGTTTGCTTCTCTAAAATCTGGAGCACCTACGTCAATTTTACTCCATTGCAAGTACATGTATTGCGTACCCGTTATCCAGGTTGGTTTACCATTATTCGTGAACCAGAATCCTTCTTCCCTTCTTTTGAACTCCTCGTCTATGTAATCGTACCATTTTTCTTTACTGCTTTCCGGATANTTNCTCCAATCGAATATATTTTTAATTCTTTGCAACTCCTTGGGATACTCGAATTTCACCCATTTGTTCTTCGGATCTTTGTATATTTCTTTAGGAGTTTTTGGTAACGCAATAACTAGTCCTTGTATTTCTATTATCTCACCTATTTGACCGTTTTGAGATAACACTATAATATCGTGTTCTTTATCGTAACCGTATTTCCATTTCTTACCNTTGTTAAGTCTACTGATAGTAGTTCTCTTAACNGGTTCAACTGTCTTAACTAAACTTTGANTGTACATTANTTAGATCTACTTTCCGCGAATCCCTTAAAAGTTTTTTCCTTTGCCTCTTCAGGTGTTTTACCCTCAAGCAAGTTTTCTTCTTCTTCAATTCTGTTAAGTATCTCAAATGCGTCAAATATAGCTAGTTTTTTAGAAGCTGCGGCATTCTTTAACTTGTCAGCTGTTAAATCATCTTCAGAGTCAGTGACAATAGCTTCTTCACCTACTTTAATAAGTTCTTCAACTGCTTTGTGCCCAGCTTGGATTATACGTTTCTTCGTTTCCTTGATGTTCATATTTGATTGTAATAAAATTAGATAAAACTCGAAATAG